TGATGTACCCGAGCCTAAAGAACCTAAGCAAGTTCTTAAGTCTCAATTTGGTGTTAAGGAAGCCATTAATTTTACGATGGATGCGCCTGATTGGATCACCAACAAATTTGGCAAGTATTGGTTGATGCTTCGTGATATAGCTTCCGATTTCCACATCCAAATTCCTGACTTTTCAGTATCAGATATTACTAAGTATTGGGCTTTATTTAAAGAAAGTCAAGTTTTTTCTGAATTACATCATATATTTCGAATGATGATTTCTCTAGGATACTTGAATAAAATTGACTTTTCTTATAATGGTGTATCATTATTTGTTTCTGAACCATTGCGTCAGCGTGTCACCGCTGTGCAATTGATTGAGAAATGCATTGCTTTTGGTAAATTAGTTTATGATAAACTTTTTTGTGTCTATGAATCTGGAGACATTGATATGTTTTTCCGTTCAGAGGCAAAGAATGCTTATGATGATGAATACACTTTCATTAAATCCCAAAAAGTTCGTGTTGATCTTGGAAGAGAAGTTGAAGTCGATGATGAAACTTACGATCGTCGTATACATGAATGTATTGAGCAGACATTATCTTTTTTGAATACATGTAAAGATGGTGAAAGAGCTTATTATTCTTCCAGACTTGCTGTTTTACGTGATATTGAAACTTCTCGTACATTGTCTAAAAAAGATGGTATTCGTATAAAGCCATATGGAATGCTTTTTTATGGACCATCTGGAGTAGGAAAATCAGCACAAGCAGCAGCCGTGACTAGATATGTACTTCAAGTAAATGGTTTTGATTATAGTCCCAGAGCTGTGATTTCCCTGAATATGGAAGATAAGTATCAATCTGAATTTGCTACGTATCATAAAGGAGTGATATTCGATGATATTTGTAATACTGCCTTAGATCGTACTGAGGGATCTCCCACTTTACCCGTTATCATGTTTTTAAATAATATGGTGATGGCTGCTTTGAATGCAATAGCCGATATGAAGGGCAAAGTGATGATTGAACCGATGGTAGTTACCGCTACGACCAATATTAAAGATTTATTGTCTAATCAGTTATCGAATGAACCATTATCAATCAATCGCCGTTTTGAAGCCACAATCACTCAAAAAGTTCGCCCCGAGTACCGCAAAGCTGGCACAACTATGTTGGATAGCACCAAAGTTACTCACATGTCTGGTGATCAATTTCCCGATATCGCATTATACACTGTAGAGGAACCCCGTTATAGGGAGAACTTGACTGGTGACAAATTCAAATCAGGAAAGACGCGATGTGTCGTTTTCGTACCCCGTAAATTTGAAGGAAAGGATATGGTAGACATCGATATTAAAACATTGTTGCGTTTTTTGAGGAGTGATTCTAAGGAACACTTTGCCCATCAAAGAGCATTTGTTAGGGCTCAACAAGAATTATCTAATATGCCTTTGTGTGCATGCTCCTTACCTACTGGTTTGTGTGATGTTTGCACTGTTTCTTGTGATGATGTACCTGATCTCACTGCTCCCGCTCCATTAGATTCCCAAGCTGGTTTATCGGATCTTAAAGAAGCTGCCGATTATCTCAAATCTATGGATTTAGGTGCTGGTGTTCCGGATCTTACTGAGGTTAAAGAATATCTTTTTGCTTTGGAAATCCGCGTTGTTGCTTGGATAAATGCTTTCTTACAAACCTTTCTTTCTTCACAATGTGGGTCAGCAGTTGTTGTTTATCTCATGCGCGATAAGATGAAGGAAACTGTTTTGAATAGTATTGGATATTATCTTATCTCTGTTGCTATCACTCT